CATAGCTTTTTGTCTTTTAGCAAATGTTTTAACATTTGTTGGTTTACCACCAACACCTTGAGCTACTGCTCTTTTTCTAGAAACTGCTGATCGTCTTTGTCCTTCTGTCATACGTCTTGCTTTTGCAAGAGGAACACATTTTGGATATTTACGTTTTGCGTCTGCTTTCTGTTTTGATCTTCCACACTTTGAGAAAGAACCATCTTTCTTTTTACTTCCGATGTCTACCCATTTTTGAGCAAACCATTTATCAAGACCATTCTTAGCCATGATATTAAAATACCTTTGTTACTTTCTTTCTATTAGATAAAATTCTTCCACAACCTCTTGCGACACCACCTCTTAGTAGTCCTTGTCTTTTTAATTTAGCAGTTGCTTCCATCAATCCACCTTCGGCTTTGCTGCCTCTAAAATCTTTTCTCTTTACACCAGATGGATCTTTGATCTTACCAGCACAAATTTTAGAAGCGTATGCATTCGCGTATGCAGACGGGTAAACTTTAAATTTACGCTTTGCTGCTGCTTTACCTCTAGGACATAGTTTAGTCATTATTTTCTTCCTTTACCTAAAATATCTTTTTTTGCTGCTTGACCTTTACTTCTTCCTTTACTAAAGTCTCTTAGTCCCACACCACCTTTTCTAAAAATATCTTTTTGTTGTTGGATTGCTTTTTTCTTATTGGTTTTACCTTTTATAACTTTTCCTTTAGTTCCTGTGCTTAATTTATAAGTTTTATCTTCTCTAAAAGCTTTATTAGGAGTTTTTTTAATTCTTTTAACAACATTTTTAAGAAGAGCTTTTCCTATTCCTCTTGCTGCTATTCCTGCTCCTACTATTGCTCCTCCTACTAGTGGTCCTGGCATTATTTTTTCCTCACTGTTTGTTTTGCTCTTGCAAAGTCAGATGCTTTTGGTGCACCCTTTGCACCTTTCTTTCGCATTTTACCGCCTCGTTTTCTTTTAGCATGAATGTTTGCGTATAAACCTGGACCAGCCATTATTTTTTTCCTTTTTTCTTACCGTTAATTACGCCTCTACCTTTTAAGATATCAGCGAATGTAACTTTACCATCTCCTGTTAAATCAGGAAACTTAGAACCTTTTTTGTAACTCATTCTTTTACCCATGAATCCACCACCCATTTTTTTAATTCTGTCTTTACCTTTACTTATTCCAGACTCAGTAACTTTTTCGCCAGCTAATCTTTGAGTAGTTTGTCTTAATTTAGTTCTAGCAGGATCAATGCTCTCTTCCATTTTTTGAAAAGAACGTTTCATTCTACCTCTTGCTTTTCTAGCCGATAAATCAACATCGGTCACAGCTTTCATTAATTTAGATTTATTAACATTTGGTTTGACAGATTTAATAACTTCTGTACCAGTGGTTTTTTGTTTACCACCTTTAATAAGGTTTTTTAATAAATTGTATCCTACTCCTACAAACTTGCTTGACATTATTTTTTGCCTCCGTTTCTAAAAATCTGTGTACCCTTTATACCATATATCGACGCCACGACAAGGATCCAAAGATTTGTGAACCATGACGGGAGCTGCGAGAACATCTCGAAGAACAATTTTACCTTGTCCATTGCAGATGGGTCATCCGATATCACTGCCCAAGCGAGCACCAACACGGGCAAACTTAAAATTATAAGAACGGCCTCGTCCTTCCAGTCCGATTGTCGGGCTTCTAGCAATTTACCCTGGTAAGCTTCCTCACCTTGGGCCATTTTAGTGGCATGCATGAGTTGTGCCTCTGACATTGCCATCTTCGTCTTCTGCTTATTAGCGTAAATTTTACTTCCTGCAGAGACGGCTAATTTAATTGCCGATAACCACATAATTACACCACACTAGCTGTTTTTTTCTTGCCAGCTAACATTCTTTTTGTGCCTCTTACTGCAACTTGTTCAGGTTTTACAATAAAATTAAAAGCACCATTAGAAACTGTGTTAGATCTAGGATCTTTTTCTAATTTTGGCTCTGGCACGTTAACTATTTTTTGTTTTTTATAGTTCATCATAGCTATTTGCTCCTTTTTTTGGTTTTATCCACTCCTTTTATAACACCTTTATTCTTAGATGCATAGAAAACAGTTTCTCCCTTCTTCTTACCATACTGTTTCTTCATAGATTTCATAATTTTTTTACCTTTTTGTGTCAATGGCATAATTAATCGTCTATCATGACCTTAGCTTGGTCAACTCCTGTCTTTGCAAGGCTTACACCCGCTCTTAATTTAGCTAAATCTTCGTTTTGTTCTAGTTTTTCGTCAAAATTTTCTCCTTGCTGCATTAATCTTGCTCTTGCAAGGTCAATCTGTGCTTGATCATTGTCTTTTTTACGTTCATTTTCCATTGCACGTAGATCAACTTCTCTTGCTTTTAGTTTTAAAAGTGGATCAGAGTCAAATTGTGAAGTAATTTTCTTCTCTTCTCTCATAAACTCCTCTGTCATTTCTGCAATCAACACAGATTTTCTTGCTTCAATCTCATTTGTAAACGCTTGTAGCTGTTGTGCAGCTTGTGGGTTCATAGCTGCCTGCATTTGTAGTTGTTGCATCTGCATCATTTGCTCTCTAAACTCTAATTGAACTTGTTCTTGAGCCATAATTGATATGTGTTCTAATATATTTTTTTGTATCGCAGCCATAACTTGTGGATTATTTCTAACCATGTTTGTTGACATGAAGTTTAAATGTGCTGTGATGTGAGCTCTATGGTCTTGACCAGGAAAAGCTTGAAATGGTTTACCAGCAAGAGCGTTTATGTGTTCCATACTTGGATCCATTGGTGCGTTTGGTGCAGGTGGTGGTAAAACTGTGTCTACGTTTTTAACACCAATCGCCTCATACATGTTTCTATAGATTTGATACATGTTGTGTAACTGTGGATTTGATGTTGCAATTTGTAATTGTGTTTGTGCAAGTGTAATTCTTTGTGACATAGAAAATATATTTGGATCTGCAACAGGCACGACATCTATTCTGTCATCAAAGTCTGCTTGTTTTATATTTCTTTGTCCACCTACAACATCATATGGATATTCTGGTGGTAAATATTGTGAAACAACTTTTGCAAGTAATTTAAATTCATCTTTCATAGCTGCATAACATCTTTTGTGTATTGCACTCATGACTCTTGAACCACGTTCTAACAAAGCAATTGTAGTTCCTACAGCTGCTCCTTGATTACCATCACCAACTTGCATGTCAGCAATAGCTGCAAATCTTTGACCTGCTTGTACAACTATGCCTAATAAATTTAATAATGTCTGCGATGGTTCTTTGTATGGCAAAGGAAAGAATGCATCTCTTAAACTACCACCTGGTGCATCTACATCTTTAAACTCACCTGGTTGTATTGGAGCTGCTTCATCTCTAACTCTAACGCCTCTTTGTTTAAATCCTGCAGGTAAATTAGATAATGTTCCTGCATCTAATAATTGACGGAGAGCCGCCGTTGCCGTACGACTCAATCCGCCAATCATGTGAATGAGTCCAAAGCCATAAAATCCTAGTCCTGGCAGAAATTTGAAATGGACGAAATATTGGATTTTATTTTTCTTTAGATCATCGGGCGCATAGTTTCTCCGTATAGAGAGAACTAATCGGCTACCTTCTTCTACAGTTACTATGTAGGGTAATTTTATTCCAGTCGGTTGTCCGTCTGCACCGACTTCTTCAAAACCTTCTAAATCTAAATTTACATGACACTCCAACAAAGTATACATAGTTTCTTGTTTGCCAACTTTTTTAGTGCCATCTAATTCTCTTTCTTTTTTTTCAATATCATTTTGTTCAACGTTTCCTGGTGGTGCTAAATCTACGTCTTTATAAAAACCATTTACTTGTTGTTTTCTTAATTCATTTTCTGAAATTTTTACGACATGTATTACAGCTTCTGCATCATCTAAACTTGTAGCTGTGTATGGCACAACTAATTCATCAGCGGGCACAAATTTTGAAACAACTCTACCAAGAGGCACATCATAATAAACTTTTTTAAATGTAGAACCTGATAGTGGTAAATGAAATAACATTGAATCAAATTCTTCTTCATACTCTTTCATTTGATCCATAATTAAATAATTCATGTAATCTTTTACACGAACTGCTTGTTGTTCTGTCTGTGGATTTTTTACACCTATAACCTGTGTTCTTACAGGTCCATCTGCTGGTAATAATTCTTTGTACGCTTGTGCTTGAAACTGTGTTACTGCTTCTGCTAAAACAGGGTGAGTTGCACCAGATGCACCTTGAAAAGGTTCTGTTCTGTTTTCATATTTAAATCCTAAAAGATCCAGTCCTGACTTATAAGATTGTTCCCAATCTTTTCTTGACGCTTTGTAGTCCATATAATTTTGAACCATATCACCGCCTATTGGATCTAAAATATCATCAGGAAGGATATCTGCTAAATTGTCAAAATGATTTTCTGTTCCAGGTATATTTATAGCTCCCGGTTCAAAGTCTAATGTTACACCACCATCTTCTTCTGGTATAACTTCTACGGGTCCTTTTTCTGGTGTCTCCTCTTGAATCTCTACTTTTTCTATCTCTTCTTCTGTAGGAAGATCTATCTCAGTACGAGTATTACTAGGGAGTCCTTTGTCTATTTCTGCCATTTACTACTCCTTTACTTTCTTAACATTATTATAATCAATAGGCAACCCATCTGGTGTAGGTCCTGCCTCTGGCGCTGGACCCTCTTCTACGCCTCCTTGTTTAGCTATTCCACCGCCTGCAAGCTCTATTTGTTGCGTAGGATCAGGGAATAATTTATCCATAATCATTTGTTTTAAATTAGATCTTCTTGTTGCTCTTTCTAAATTCTTTTTAGCTTCTTTATCTTTAACTCTTTTCTTACCTTTTTCAAAAATTTCTTTTGCATCTTCTAATTTTAATTCTGTTTTTATTCTAGGTTGGGCAAAGTCGCTATCTAATCCAGAGAAGTCTTCTCCTATTTTAATATCTGTCTCTTCTTGTTTAACAACACTTCTTGCTTCTCTTTCTTCTGGTGTAAGAGCAACTAATCTTTTTGTTGCACCAATTAAATCTGTTCCAATAAATCCTTGCTCTAATGCTTCTAATACTGGTTTGCCCTCTTCGTAAGCTTTGTAAGTATCATATGCAATTACAGGTGTAAAAGCTAAACCTAAAATTTTTCCGCCAGCTTTTAAATAATTTTTTTTCATTAAATCATCTGGGATACTTCTAGCCATGTCAAATAAATCTTGCAGTAGTGGCACTCTTGAATTTAATTGTGATGCGAAACTTACACCTTTTACTTTTGATAAAGCTTGAAGATCTATATTCTTTTTACCTAACGCTAATAATTCATCCGCTTGTTCTTGTGTGATTTTAGATAAATCTAAATCACCTAATTCATCTGCAAAGCTCATGCCTTTTCTAAGATCAAAACCTTTTGATTTAGTTGTTACGTTTCCTTCAGCATCCATGTCTGCTAGTTCAAAATCTATTAGACCTTTTAATGGACCTCTCATATTATTTTTTAATCTTGTTTGTTTAGCATTAGTCTCATCTATAATTCTTTTTCTTTCAGCTAAAGTTAGATTAGGATTTTTTAATAAATTATCTCTGTTGGTTATGATAGCATTACGTGCAGCTTCCAGCTTCATCATTGGTTCAGATATGTTTAGAGACGCAGGTATTAAAGAAAATCTATTTAACGTTTGTCCTCTAAATTTAGGTTGACTGTGATGGATGACTAGATCTTTTGATAAGTTTGGATATCTTTTAGTTTTATACTTACTTAATTTTTCATAGACACGATACGGATCTTGTTTTCTATAAACTGCAGCTTTGTCTCTTCTTACAGCTAAATCTTCTTCAGGAGATCTAGGTTGTTTTACATTTTTATATTCTGAACTAGAAGTTATGGTTTCTACTTTATTTTGTAGTTTTAATAAATTTTCTTCTGTTGCTGGTAGATATTCATTACCAAATTTTTTTATATTTTTATCTGTTATTTTTAATTTAAAAAATTTATTTCCTGCAGGGTTTGTATCAACAACTATTGATACACCTCTAACTCTTAGATCTTTTGCTCTTTTTACTAAATCTTCACTAACTTCTGACACAACGCCAGCTTTTTCTCCTCTAACAATTCTTGATTTTGCGCCAGCTAATTTTGCTGCTTCTAGTTTTGTTAAAGGTTTTGCATAATCTTTTCCTTCAACTAAATAAGACTTAATTGTTTTGGCTGCTCTACCTGTGCCTTGTACTATTTCATTCTGTGTAGGTATCCTTCCATTCTTAGCAAGAAAATCTTGAACAAATTTTTTTAACTCATCTGCAATACCACCTCTGTTAAATTCTAATCTTTCTGCATCTCTATCTTGTTTTACAAAAGCACGAAACGCTCCTTTTGAATTACCTATATTTTCGACAAGGTAATTCTGCATGTCGTTAAATTTTTTTAATTCCATTATTCTCCTAACATGTAAGCTAGGCCTCCTGAAGCTTTTTTAATAGGAGGTGCAGATTTTTTAACTTCATCCATGATTTCTTTTTGAACGATTTCATCTATGGCATCAGCTCCTGCTTCTGTTCCATCCATGTCAAATTCTACTTTGTACTCATCATACTCAGCACCTTCGTCTATAAATTTTCCTGCCTCTGGATCAACGTCTTTTTTAGGCGCCTTATATTCCATGACGGTTCTATCGTTTATAGTGTCAAAAGTTTTATCACCAGCACTTCCAACACCCATTTTATCTTTTACAATCTGTGCATCACCAGTTACGATATCTTCTGTTAAAGTATATTCATCACCATTCTTACCTATGTAAGAATATTCTTCTACTCTTTCCGATGGTCCTACTTTTGATTGTTTTCCAAACATTTTTATTTTTGCAACAAGATCAAAAAAATACGATGGAGCTTGTGTTACAGTTTCTGTTGCTTTCTCTATTACAGGCGCTGCTTTCTCTGCACCTTTAAAATATCTACCAAGAATAGGTATCGATGCAAGACCACCCATAATTTTCATGAACGTTCTTCTGTCCATGCCATCTTTTAAACCAATACGTCCACCCATAGATTTTTTCTCTGGATCTGGTTTTTTAGTTTTAACCTCTTTAATATTTTTACGCATCTCTTTTTGCATTCTTGCAAAGATGTTATCAAACATCCCTTTCTGACCAACTTGTTGACCACCCATGATACCTTTAGATGTATCAATAACGTTGCCTTTCATATCGACAACTTTATCTTGTTGTTTGACTCTCTCTATTGCTTCTTGTTTAATTTTAATTTTTTCTAGGCCATCTGGTTTTCTACCAGTCACTTTCATAAAACCTTTTGTCAGTCTGACAATCATTTGTGGTACTGTAAATATAGCCATTAATAATAATTCCTTTTACGAGTTTCTGCCTTTTCATCTACGTAATCTTCAGGGTGACCAATCAGACCGCCCTGTCTGAATCTCATGATAGCTTGGGTCGTAGAGTCCACCAAGTCATCGTGGTCGCCATAAGGGAATGAAGCACACTCCTCCATGACCTCCTCAGCAAATTTTTGTTGAGGACACCATATCATACCAGATTCGAACAGAGGTGCAACAGCATTTACACGAGCATGCTTGTCGTTTCCTTTTGACGGGGTAAAATTTACAACAGGTATATTCATTTGTCTAAGCTCGTATGTTAGAGGCAAACCAGATGCTTTTGCCTCAATAATAACAGATTCAGGTTTCCAGTAATCATATTGTTCAAGGGCCAACCTACGTAATTCAGGGAACTCGTATCTACCTTTGATGGCATCTAAAAGTATAAGATTGGCCCCACTATCTTCGTCAGGATAGAATATACCCCAAGTCGTTATAGCACTGTAGTCTGCTGTTTCTTTTTTAAGAAACGCTGTATCGTAAGATTGTATGACATGCTGTAGTTGTGGAATCTCTTCGCTCGTGTAAGTTCTCCACCACTCACGTTTTAATATTGCTCCTTCTTCAGCTGTTGGATTTTGCATCCATTGTGCATTCCATTTAGCAACTGGCAATGTTGCTTGTACTTTCTCAAGCTCATCTAACTTCCAATATTCTGGCCACACAGGCTTGGGCCGTGAGCCGTGGTCCATGATCGCTGGAAATTCGACCACGTGCCACTGATCAGCTTTTGGTTCTGATTGATTTTTTATTAACATACCTGTTAAATCTTTTGTTGACCAACGTGTCATAACCATAACTATCTTGCCTCCTGGCTGTAAACGTTGACGTGGTCCTGATGTATACCACTCATAGGCTGACTCTAGTGCAGTCTTAGACATTGCATCTTGCTCGGAGTGTGGATCATCAATGATAAGTAAATCAGCACCACGACCTGTGATCGCACCGCCAACACCAGCTGCGAAGTATTCACCACCATCTGATGTCTCCCAACGTCCTGCTGCTTTACTATCTTCTTGTAATCTTGTTTTAAAAATTTTTGTATAATCTGTAGAGTCGATTAGGTTCTTTG